AAAATGTTGGTATCAAGATTGAATGGCACAAGACTCGTAATGGCGAATTTGGTGCTGATGATAGGACTGGTCATATACTAGTGCAAACGGACGATAGATATCGTAGACCAAATGAAGTTGATTTTCTACTCGGTGTGCCGTATAAAGCTCAAAATAAACTTGGTTGGATACCAAAAGTGACTTTTGAAGAACTTATCCGAGAGATGGTTATGGAGGACATGAAATGAAGAAGTATTCTCTCGCAAGCGATAGCTGGGGTTGGGGTGAGAAGCTAGCCATTCTAAAGGTTATGGCTAGCGGGCGCTATACGATGGGTGAGCGCGTGCGTCAGTTTGAGAATGAATTTGCAAAGAAGGTTGGCTCTCGCAATGCCGTGATGGTAAACAGCGGTAGCTCTGCAAATCTTGTTCTTGTATCTGCACTAATACAGGGCCCATTTGATCTTAGACCGGGCGACGAGGTTATTGTCCCCGCTGTTAGCTGGAGCACCACGTATTTCCCTCTAACGCAAATGGGTCTTGTGCCTGTCTTTGTTGATGTCGATTCTAACTGCAACATCGACGTATTCAAAGTTCGCAAGGCCATAACCAGTCGCACGCGCGCGATATTTGCTGTTAATCTTCTAGGCATGCCTGCCGACTTAACTGCTTTGCGTGATATTTGTGTATCAAATAAGATGATTCTTATTGAAGATAATTGCGAAAGCTATGGTGCTACTTTAGCTGACAAATATGCAGGTACCTATGGTTTAGGTGGCACATTCTCATTTTTCTTTAGTCATCATTTGCAAACTATGGAAGGTGGAATGGTTGTCACCGATGATGATGTGCTAGCCGATTATATGAGATCAATTAGGGCACATGGGTGGGTGCGTGATCTCAAAACTAATGTTCTCTATAAGAAGTCTGGAGATCCATTTGAAGATAGTTTTAAGTTTGTTACCGAGGGTTATTGTGTTCGACCTCTGGAGATGAGTGGTGCTATCGGCTCGGTGCAGCTTAAGAAGATGAATAAGTTTATTGAATACCGCAGAAATAATGCTGAGATATTTCAAGAACAATTTTCTGAGCTTCATTTTAATCGCCAAAAAGAAAAATTTGGTGTGCGGTCTAGCTGGTTTGGTTTTGCCGTTATACTACCAAAGAAGCATGAAGGTAAGCGAAAGAAAATTATCGATGCGCTAAAGGCTGAGAACATTGAGACGCGCCCAATAGTAACAGGTAATTTTTTAAATCAGCCTGTGATTAATAAGATCACGCACAAGATATCGGGCGAGCTAACTAATGCAGAATATCTTGATAAGAATGGATTTTTCTTTGGTAATGATCATCGTGATCTAGGTGACAACATTAGACGCGCGCGTCATGTAATTGGTGAGGTATTGGGCGAATGAAAACTATCGTATTTGGTGGAACTGGTATGCTTGGTCGCGCTCTTACCGAGCGACTAAAGCAAGATGGACCTGTGCTTTCCATCGGTGGTGGTTACTGCGATATGACACAACTTGATCAGATTGAATTTGTCATCGACGAACAACCAGATAGGGTTTTTCATTGTGCCGGTCTTGTTGGTGGCATCAAGAAAAATATGGAGAACCCTCTTAGCTTTCTGATTAAGAATACTCAGATGGGTATCAATCTAATTGATGTCTGCACTAGACATCGTGTAAAGCATCTCTATAATATTTCTTCATCATGTGTTTACCCAAGAGAGTGCCAGCAACCCATGCGAGAAGAAATGCTCGGGTCTGGTCCATTAGAGCCGACAAATCTTGGGTATGCATTGGCTAAGATGCATGTTATAGAAGCTATCAGAATGGCGCGAACAATGGGCTTTGATTATAAGTCCATGCTACCTTGCAATCTTTATGGTCCTGGTGATACCTTTGGTGAGGGTGGCCATGTGCTTGCATCTCTTGTCAAGAAGTTTTGTGATGCAAAGCGCAATCAACTTGACGAGGTTGAGATTTGGGGTACTGGGGTTCCGCGTAGAGAATTTCTGCATACGGCCGATGCAGCTGATGCGATAGTTGCTGCAACTGCGATAGATGCTGCTGAAATTAATATTGGTAGCGGTGTGGATATTGAAATATTTATGTTAGCTGTTAAAATTGCTAGTATAGTTGGGTGGAAGGGTAATTATAAATTTGATACTACCAAACCTGGTGGTATGCCTAGAAAATTGCTTGACACAAGACTACTAAATGGTATAGAATGGAAACAGAAGATAAGTCTTGATGAAGGCATCGAGCAGCTTGTGAAGGAATATAATGATGGTCTTGCTAAAATCTAATAATCCACTGCTTAGAACTGCCAGTGAAGATTATGATTTCGAAAATTCAGAAATTCCTCCTCAGGCATTATATGACCTTCTGCGGAATAAAATGTGTGAACTTAAGACTCTAGGTTTGTCCGCGCCTCAGCTAGGCATCATGTATCGGGTCTTCGTATTTGGTAACCCAGACGAGCCTGATAGCATTATGCCAGTATTCAATCCTAAGATTGTTAATTTTGGTGACGATAGTGTTGTTTATGAGGAGCAATGCTCGACATTCCCTGGATTATTTTTGAAGATCAGGCGACCAACTACCATTCGCATGAGATACACAAATCTCAATGGTGATGTTGAGACTCATAATTTTCAAGGTATGACCGCAAGAGTGGCTCAGCATGAAGTTAATCATCTTGATGGTGTCCTCTTTACCGACAAGGCAAATCTATATCATCTACAGCAAGCCAAGCGCAGAAAGCTGAAGATGGATAGAGTTCGGAGGGCCAATGATCGACAAGCTGCTGTGTGATGAGCTGGCTAGAAATTCTAATGATACTGAGTGCGCTATCCTCCTCTCTGGTGGGGTGGATAGTCTCTCGGTGGCTTTCGCGGCACAAAGGTTAGGTAAAAAGCTACACGCTTACACATTCAGATTGTCTGGTAGCACTAGCTACGATTCCGATAAGGCCCTACACGCCGCAGAGGTTATGGGTTGGAAATGCACGACAGTTGAGGTTAGAACTGATAAGCTAGAAGAAGATTTTATTCGTCTGGCTCATGATATAAAGTGTATCAAAAAGACGCATTTTGAATGCTGCTTTCCTTTCTTGCATGTATACCCGCACATTGAACAGACTGAAGTTCTAAGTGGTTGGGCTGCCGATGGTTATTATGGTATAAGCAAGAAAGCGGTATTGCACTACTCGCAGACTAAAGAAAAGCTTGATGAATTTAGAGATGCGTATTTTTCTGATGGTTCACGTGCAGGTTACAACTGGCACAAGCGCATCGCCGATTCCCACGGTAAGAAGTTCATTACGCCTTATCTGTCTGATTCTGTTAGTGGTTTTTTCTATTCCATGGATTGGGGTCAGCTCAATAAACCCTACCAGAAGCATCATGTGGTCGAAGCATTCAAGCCAGAATTTGATCGCATAGGTAAAGTGAAGAAGCATATCAATCTACAGCTCGGCTCTGGTATTGATGAGCTGTTTGAAACACTACTACATAATCCTAGAATTAATTTCAAGAATAGGATTAGGGTCATGGATATGTGCAGAGATTGGGCTGGTAGTGATAGCTCTGATCCTACTCTGGATAAGTTTTTCACTTAGCCATTGACAATATTTCTGATAAGGTATAATATAGCTGCATGACAAAATATCAGCCATACACGGTTCAAGATGTTCGTAACAGTTCCGCGCGCGAGCTGTTTACTGTGGTATCCACCTTTGCAGGTGGTGGTGGTTCTAGCACTGGCTATCGCCTTGCTGGTGGTAAGGTCATTGCCATCAATGAATTTGTTGAAGAGGCCATCAAGACCTACTCAATGAATTTCCCCGACACCAAGATCGTGCCTGGTGACATCAAGGGTATCACTGGCGCAGACCTTCTGGCTGCTGCTGGTTTGAAGCCGGGTGAGCTTGACATTCTTGACGGGTCGCCGCCTTGCTCTGCATTCTCTGTTGCTGGCAAGCGCGAGAAGGGTTGGAACAAAGAAAAGACTTACAGTGATGGCAAGAAGGTCGAGAACATCGAGGATCTGTTTCTCGAATTCATTCGCATCGCTAGCCAAATTCAGCCCAAGGTTATTATCGCTGAGAACGTGAAAGGCATCACCATGGGTGAGGCCGTCGGTAAGCTAAATGAATTCCGAAATGCTTTTGAGCAAATTCCGCCTGGTTATTTTGTCACATATCAAGTATTGAGCGCAGCCGACTTTGGTACGCCTCAGTCGCGCGAGCGCACATTCTTTGTTTGCATTCGACATGACGTTGCAGACAAGGTTGGTATTCATATGTTCAATGCACATGATACTGTTTTTCCCAAGGTCAACAAGCAGCGCCCTGAACATATTTCAATCTCAGATGCATTTGAAAATCTTGTCAATGACCCTGAGCAAGAAAAGATGCTTGAGGATTATGTGCAAAATTGCTGGCAGAAAAAGTGGGTCGAAATGCTGCCGCTTAACCCAGTTAAGCATACCAAACCATCAATGCCTGAATTCCGCGATGTAAATCCTAAGGCCTCGCTATTCAATATGATTCGCCCCGCACCACATCTACCTAGCCCGACTGTGACGCAGGCCGGGCAGAAGCGCGGTGTATCTGGTGTGCTTCACTTTGAGAAGAATCGAAAGCTAACTGTGCCAGAGCTAAAGCGGGTCATGGGTCTGCCTGATGATTATCAGCTAAGTGGTTCATTTGATCAGCAGGCTGAGCGAATTGGTCGCATGGTCGCACCCAAGATGATGTCCGCGCTAGCGACAAACATCTATCAGAATGTTTTGATTCCATACCGCTTATGATCACAGAATATCAACCATATGTTATGCAGGACGTGCGTGATTCTTCCGCACGTCAAAGATTCAAAGTAATTTCCACCTTTGCTGGTGGTGGTGGATCATCGCTTGGTTATCGTTTGGCTGGCGGTAAAGTTTTGTGTGTCAATGAATTTGTTGAAGAGGCCATCAAGACCTACACGCATAATTTTCCCGATACCCTTGTTATTCCTGGTGATATCAAAGAGCTAAAGGGTAAGGATCTAATGGATCCTGTAGGTATGAAGCCGGGTAAGGTTGATATCCTCGATGGTTCACCTCCTTGCTCTGCATTTTCTCTTGCTGGTAAGCGCCATAAAAATTGGAACAAGACCAAGCTTTATAGCGACGGTAAGAAGGTTGAGAATATCGAGGACCTGTTTCTTGAATTCATTCGCATCGCTAAAGATATACAGCCAAAGGTAATTATCGCTGAGAATGTCCGAGGGCTTACCATCGGGCGAGCTGTATCAAAGCTGAATGAATTTATTAATGAATTCAAAATGGTACCGCCTGGCTATCTTGTGACATATGACGTTCTAAGCGCCAAAGACTATGGTGTGGCGCAAGAAAGACCTAGAACTTTCTTTATTTGCATTCGACAAGATGTCGCCGATGCGGTAGGACTTCATATGCTCAATCTAGCACATGAGGTTATTCCGAACCCAACTTCACGTCATATCACAATGGCCTCTGCACTATCTGACGTAGCCCTTGACATGGGTGAGGTACAGATGTTAAAAGATTACGTTCAGAATAATTCTGAGAACCAGAGACATTGGCTATCGATTTTACCTAAGAACCCAGACAAGAGAGTTAATCCATGCTCACCCGAAATTCCGACAGAGCTAAATCCCGACGAGAATTACTTTACTCTAATCAGGACATGTGCGAACATGCCATCACCTACCCTGACTGCAAATGGATCGAAGCGATCCGGAGCGGGGCTTTTCCATTGGGCAGAGGATCGCAAGTTTACGATCAAGGAACTAAAGCGCCTGCAGGGGCTTCCTGAAGATTATGAATTGACTGGATCATTTGATCAGCAGGCCGAGCGAATTGGTCGCATGGTTGCACCAAAGGTTATGGCCGAGATTGCTAATCGAGTTTATGAACGAGTGCTAAAGCCTTACAAGGAGATTACATCATGACCAAGTTTACATTTGCGACCCGCGACGAAGGGTTTGATAATCACATCAATGCATCCATTCGCCACTATGGTGATCTTTGGAATGATGTGCTTTCTATGTCACAGTATTTCGTTGAAGACGATACCAATGTGGTCGATATTGGTTGTTCGACCGGCAAACTTCTAAAGGCGATGATCAAGCAAAACACATTTGCTCCGAGCGCCAACTATATTGGTGTTGAAATCGAAGAAGATTTCTATGATGGCTTTGAAGAAGATATGCGGTATGCTGAACTAGGTAAGCGGCTTAAATATGAGACTTGTGATGTGCGAAGCTATTATTTCAATGACTGCTCCCTTGTCACATCTATCTTTACGCTTCAATTCATGCCTCAACGTGATCGTCATGATGTTATTGCGCGCATCTATGATGGTCTGCATGAGGGTGGCGCATTTATCTTTGCAGAAAAGACTGTGGCTTCTTCGGCACGCATTCATGAAATTCGTACCTTTACCTATTATGATTTCAAGCGCGAGTCCTTTAGCACGGAGGACATCATGGACAAGGAGCGCACGCTTCGCCACATGATGAAGCCAAATACTCGCCAAGAACTGCTTGATATGGTAGATGATGCAGGGTTTAGGCAAGTGGATTCTTTCTGGCAAAATCATGCATTCACTGGTTTCATTGCCATCAAGTGAGACCTAATTAGCCACGTTTTACCTTTGACATACGGTCAGGACTATATTATAATGGCCGTATGAAGCAGCAAACCGATCCCAATATCAAGGCCCTTATCTCCGCGACTAAGGGTCTTGACCGTTTCGCCAGGCTCCTTGCCACCGAAAACATCACCGTTGAGCATTCGCCGACGGTCACCGCATCCTTCGACCTAAAGCGCCGCCTCCTGACGCTTCCTATGTGGAAGAATATGGACGAGCCTGTTTACCACATGCTCTCGCTGCATGAGGTTGGTCATGCTCTGTTTACTCCCGAGAGCGGCTGGATGGATGTCGTCAAGGACGAGGACAAGTACCTCAAGTCCTATGTTAATATTGTAGAAGATGCGCGCATTGACCGCAAGATGAAGGGTAAGTTCCCTGGTGGTCGTGCTGACTATGATCATGCAGCCAAGTATCTTGTTGAAGAAGATTTCTTTGGTCTGAAGGCGCGTCCTATCAACAAGTGTTCATTCATCGACCGACTGAATGTCCACTTTAAGGCTGGGCAGGTTATTGATGTTCCGTTCGCTGATGATGAGCGCAAGTTTATTCTGAAGATGGAAACCACTTCTACCTTTGAAGATGTGGTTGCTCTGGCACGTGAAATTCTTCAGTTTGCCAAAGATCGTCGTGACGAACACGCCTCAATGGAAGGTGACATCGGCGCCTTTGAGCTTGTTGAAGGCGACGGCGATGGTGATTATATGGACATCGACCTTGATGGTGATTATGAAGATGGTGATGGTAACAGCAAGACCAAGGGTGGTAAGGGTCAATCTGGTCTGAATACCACCGATCTTGATTCCAAGACCCAAGATACCATGAATAGTAATCTGACCAAGAAGCATATTGACTCTCGCCTTCTCAAGGACGTGCGTTATGTCAATGTGCCCGAGGTTCGTGATGAATATCAGGGCTTTATCGTACCCTACAAGCAAATTCTCAATTCGCTTGTGAGTGAGCTTAACTGTGCATCGCCGTCGACCCAGTCTGGTGCAACTGAACGATACCGCGAATTCATTTCGCGCAATTCTAAGGTCGTGTCTTACATGGTCAAGGAATTCGAAATGAAGAAGGCGGCCGCCTCTTATGCTCGCGCCAAAGATGCCAAGACTGGCATTATCAATCCGAGCAAGGTGCATTCTTACAAGTATTCTGAGGATATCTTTCGGCGGCTTACAGTTCTCCCGAATGGTAAGAACCATGGTATGGTGATGTTCATCGACTTTTCTGGCTCAATGCAAAACCATATGAATGGTACGATTCAGCAGCTTCTCTCGCTGGTTGAATTCTGCCGAAAGACTGGTATCGCGCACAAGGTCTATGCATTCACCACCGGTGTCTGCAAGGAGTGGATGCGTGCAGGTAATAGGATTCATATCGGTAATGAAGAAAATACCATTCAAATTCATGGCAGCAATTTCCGTCTGCTTGAATTGTTTACCAGCAATATGTCGCGCAGAGAATACGCCGATATGGCCAAGCTGATGCATGAATACGGTCATTCGACCAGTGTTCGCCGCAGTAGCTGGGACCGTGACTATTCCTATACCGATATCTTCCACAAGTTTTTCTCGCTTGGTTCGACGCCTCTGAATGATACCATTATTCTTTCGCACGCCATCATTCGTGATTTCCGAAAGGATAGCAAGCTTGATATCGTTCACTCTATCTTTCTGACCGATGGCGAGTCCGATGGTGTTAACGTGAATGGTAGGGGTAGTAGTTGGGGTGGTGCCAAAATTCTCCGCGACAAGCGGACGATGCGGCAATCCTACATAGACCAGCATCATGAGACTACTGCATTCCTGCTTCGGAATCTTCGCGCCGAACAGAATATTAACGTGGCGGTGTTTCGCCTAATTCATAGCGCCGCGTGTATCAATTCGATTACTAATCTTCGCCCAGATGATCTTACCCGCCTCCGCAAGGATAAGCATCTTGTTCTCCCCGAGGTTCTTGGCGCGAAAGAATTCTTTGCCATCATGGGTGGCAAGCATTTGGACGTTGAGGACATGAACCTGGATGATATCGAGGGCAATGTAACTGCCAATCGACTTGCCAAGGCTTTCATTAAGGCAAGCAACCGACGGACCATGAGCCGGTCCATGCTGGTTCGCTTCATCGATATGATTGCCGGCAAGGCGACCAAAGTTGCCATTGACTAATACCCATTTACCTTATATAATGCACACATACACAATGGAGACCGTGATGACTACCAACAACCGTGACCTGCTGCTGCAAACCGCTGCGACCCGTTTTGGCGAGCAAGCTATTGTGGCTAAAAAGGTTCTAATTGAGCTGGCTAACGAGCTTGGTCTGCCTCGCCCGCGCCACAGCTTTTTCTCCTCGCTTGCCTCTTCTGACCGTGGCAAGTATCAGCTTCCGTCCATCGCCCACGCAGCACAGGTTATTCCGATGAATCAACGTAAGGACAAGAAGTTCGATCCGAACGCAATGTCCGAACATGACTACGTGATGATTCCTGAGAAGGACAAGACCTACGTCCCGTTTGGTGACTTCAAGAGCGTTGAGAAGATTATTTCTAGCCGCACTTTCTTTCCTGTGTTTATCTCTGGCCTGTCTGGTAACGGTAAGACCTTCATGGTTGAGCAGGCTTGCGCTCGCCAGAAGCGCCAGATGATCCGCATCCAGATGTCGCGCGAGACTGATGAAGATGACCTGATTGGTGGCTTCCGCCTGATTGAGGGTGAGACCAAGTTCCTCAAGGGTCCGGTGCTTCGCGCCATGGAGATGGGTGCGATCATGCTGCTTGACGAGGCCGACCGCGCCGATCCGACCAAGGTGATGTGCCTCCAGGGTATTCTTGAGGGTAAGCCTTACTTTGTCAAGAAGACCGGCGAGGTCATCTATCCTGCCGAAGGTTTCAATATCTTTGTGACTGCTAATACGAAGGGTCGTGGCTCTGATGACGGTCGCTATGTTGCCGCTTCAATGCTTGATGACGCGCTCCTTGAGCGGTTCCCTGTGACCATCGAGCAGGAATATCCGAATACCAAGATTGAGACTAAGATCCTTCAGGCTCAGTTTGAAAATCGCACGGCTGAGCATGATGGCTTTATCGAACATCTTGTGGCCTGGGCTGACGTTATCCGTCGCACCTTTGCTGAGGGTGCTGCCGATGAGGTTATCTCCACGCGCCGTCTGACGCACATCATCAAGGCCTACAAGCTTTTTGAAGATCGCACCAAGGCCATCGAGATGTGCATTAACCGCTTTGACGAGGAGACCAAGAAGTCCTTCCTCGACCTGTATCGCAAGGTCGACCCGACCCTGCCCAAGGCTCCGGAGCAGACTGCTCCAGAGGCTCCTGCCGAACCGATGGGTGATGAAATCCCGTTCTAATGGGGGCATTTTATACAACACAACTAACATGAAAGGTTTATACTATGGCTAAGACTACCAAGACTGAGCGTCTCCTTAACTATCTGATGTCGGGTCATGACATCACCGAGGGTCAAGCCCGCAGCCGCTTTGGTATCCAAAACCTGAGCGCCACGGCTTCTGACCTGCGGTTTAAGGGTTATGCGGTCTATGCTAACCGCAAGACGCTTGGCAATAACCACGAGGTGACGATGTATCGCCTCGGTGCGCCGCGCCGCGAGGTTATCGCTGCTGGCTATCGGGCCCTTGCTTCGGTCTAATAACTTTTAGTGGCTACGTAGGGTCGGAGCTTTGGCTTCGGCCCTATTTGCATTTTTACGCCCTACATATTTCTATATGTTTGGTATGAAAGGGGTACCATGGCTATCGAAATTAATGTCTCCATCGAGGACCTGCGTAAGAATAAGATTTTTGTTGCCACACCAATGTATGGTGGGCAATGCACGGGTCAGTTTGCAAAGGGTACGTCAGACCTTGCGCGGCTTGGTGCTGAATACGGTATGAACATTGAATTTTACTACCTCTTCAATGAAAGCTTAATTACTCGCGCGCGAAACTATCTGGTTGATGACTTCCTGCGCAGCGGCTATACCCACCTCATGTTTATCGACTCGGATATCGGGTTTGATGCCAGCGATGTCATCGCTCTGTCTGTGATTGCAAATCAGCCGGGTAAGGATATCGTTTGCGCTCCTTATCCCAAGAAGTGCATCTCATGGGAGAAGATTAAGCGCGCGGTTGACAAGGGATTCGCTGACAAGGACGCGAATATGCTTGAGGCCTATGTCGGTGACTATGTGTTCAATCCGACGCAGCAGACCACCTCGATCCGTCTTGATGAGCCCGTGGAAGTTCTTGAGGGCGGCACTGGCTTCATGATGATTCCGAGAGAGACGCTTGTCAAGTATCAGGCTGCTTATCCGGAACTGATGTATCGTCCAGACCATGTTCGCACGGAACACTTTGACGGTAGCCGTGAGATTATGGCTTTCTTTGATACCGTGATTGATCCTGCGACTAAGCGGTATCTCTCTGAGGACTATATGTTCTGTCAGTATGCGGCGCGTGCTGGACTGAAGACCTGGCTCTGCCCTTGGATGCGTCTGAACCATACCGGCACCTATACGTTTGGTGGTAGCCTCATCGATCTTGCACAGATTGGTGCATCTGCTACGGCCGATGTTGAAGCTCTTGGTAAGGCTAAGAAGCTCGCTAATGCTTTTAAGGGTTGATAATCTTAAAGTTTTAGTATATAATTGTCATGTTCTAAACAGTGGAGTATAATATGCAACTTTCAAATGAGACTATCGAAATCCTGAAGAACTTTGCGGCCATCAATCCGTCGCTTCTTATTCGACCGGGTAACAATCTCCGAACGATCCATTCCAAGAGCACCATCTTGGCATCGGTCAATGTGAAGGAGACGTTCCCGATCGAATGTGCGATTAATGATCTGACGAAGTTCATCATGGTGCTTACGGCCTATGACAATCCTAACCTGGAGTTTACGGATAAGCATACGGTCGTAAGTAATTCGCGCGCGGCAACGCGAGTCCTGCACGGTGGTATTGCAACGGTTACGCATCCGCCTGTAAAGGACCCGAAGCTTCCGAGTGTCGATGCTACCTTTACCATCAGCAATGAAGCTCTCAATTGGGTGCTAAAGCTGACTGCTGGTCTTGGTCTGCCAAATGTCCTTCTCTATGGTAAGGATGGTAAGTCGTATCTCTCTGGTACGAATGTCCTCGAGGATATCTCCGACAATACTGAATATGAGGTCGGTGATGCATCGAATGACTATAAGGCAGTGTTTGCAATTGAGAACCTCAAGCTTCTGCCGCGCGACTATGAAGTGAGTGTGACTAATGGTATGGCTCACTTCAAGTCCAAGACTGGTGACATTGAATATTGGGTCGCGTGTTCGACTCCTAAGAAGTGAATGAGGTTTCTACAACCACTCTTATGATCTGGCTCCACAAACTAGTGGAGTCAGCGCATAACCAGGGCCGCGAACTTGAAGTACTTGCGGCCCTGGCAGCAGTGGTTACCAAAGGTTATGTGAAAAGTCTAGGTACTGATCAAGCGGCGATGATATTTTATAACATCGCTGACAGTCTGGCAACCGATACATTAAATGATGATGAGGATGAACATGGAGATGACCGACAGTGAATTTCTCTGGGTCGAGAAGTACCGACCTCAGACTATTTCTGAGTGTATCCTTCCTGATGAATTGAAGGCTACATTTCAGAAGTTTGTAGACGACAAGACTGTGCCGAACCTTCTTCTCTCTGGTCCGGCAGGCATCGGTAAGACTACCGTAGCCAAAGCAATGTTCCAAGAAATCGGCGCCGACTATATCATTATCAATGGCTCGATGGATGGTAACATCGATACCCTTCGGACTCGCATCCTTGGGTATGCATCGACTGTCTCGCTCTGGGGTGGTCGCAAATATGTGATCCTTGATGAGGCCGATTATCTGTCGCATCATACTCAGCCTGCTCTCCGAAATTTCATGGAGCAGTACTCACACAACTGCGGTTTTATTCTCACCTGCAATTTCAAGAATAAGATCATTGCGCCTCTGCATTCTAGATGCTCAATTATCGATTTCAAGATTGGCGGTAAGGATAAGCCTGCTATTGCCGCGCAGTTTATGTCGCGCGCCTGCAATATTCTGACGACCGAGAACATCGAATTCGATAAGAAGATTGTTGCAGAGGTTATCAAGAAGTATTTTCCTGACTGGCGCCGAGTCCTTAACGAGCTTCAGCGGTACTCGACTAAGGGTGCAATTGATGCTGGTGTTCTTGCTAATATCACCGATACTGATCTTCAGGCTCTGGTGAAGATGCTGCGAGAAAAGGATTTCACTTCTATGCGCCAGTGGATTGGGCAGAATGCTACGATTGACCAGAATACTGTCTATCGTCAGCTTTATGATAGTGCATATGACTTCATGAAGCCCGGTAGCATTCCTAATCTGGTTTTGATTCTGGCCGACTATCAATACAAGTCTGCCTTTGTTGTAAATCCTGAAATCAATCTTGCAGCCTGCCTGACGCAGGTTATGATGGATTGCGAATGGAAATGAGCGAAGATGCAAAGCTTGGCGTCTTTGATATCGTCAAAGCCGTTGCTGAATCCAAGCATGATTACTTCAGAGGCGAGACTAAAGATGTAGCGGATAAGACCTATGTTCCCTTTCTAGTGAACAAGGCCTTGTCCTTTCACATCGATACGGTACTCTATGCTAACGAGATGAACCAGCGTGGGCATCTAGATAACCTGTTACAACATGACTATCTAATAAATACTGTGAGGTCTAGACGCCGCAAGTCTAACAAGTGGCCAAAGCCCTCTGATGACAACGATATTAAAGCCGTCATGGAATACTATGAGTGCAATTACAATCGAGCTAAGGACTATCTGACTGTCCTAACTGCTAACCAGCTCGCCGTAATCCATGATAGGACTAAGAAGGGTGGAGCTGATGATAGATATAGCAGAAATGGTAGAAGTAAGACTGAAGAACCCTGAGGATTTCCTAAAGATTAAGGAAACTCTCACTCGCATTGGTGTTGCTTCTCGCAAGGACCAGACTCTTTATCAGTCATGCCACATTCTTCATAAGCAGCGTAGGTATTTTATCGTACACTTCAAGGAGCTATTTGCTCTCGACGGTAAGCCAACCAACTTTGCAGAAGAAGATGAGATGCGTCGAAATACCATCGTCAATCTTCTAGAGGAATGGGGTCTGGTTGAGATTGTGAATCCAGATATGACAAAGGATAAGATCGCGCCCATCTCACAGATCAAGGTGCTTTCTCATAAAGAGAAGTCTGACTGGCTTCTAGAAGCAAAGTATACCATCGGAAAGAAAAGGGGTAGCTGATGGCCGACTTTATTGAACCACTTAAGGTCGCTCTAGCCGATACGTTTGTATTTGGTGTAAAGACTCAGTTCTATCATTGGAACGTGCAGGGTCCAAACTTCAAAGAGTATCATGAGCTATTTGGTCTGATCTATGAGGATGTGAGTGGTGCAATTGATCCGCTCGCAGAATTCATTCGCTCATCTGGTGCATATGCTCCGGGTAGCTTGAATCGTTTTAGACAGCTGACTACGCTCATCGAACTAGATACGGTTCCTGATGCTAGAACGATGCTTATGAATCTGTCGCTTGATAATGACAAGGTTATCATGACGATTAAGACTGCATATGAGGCGGCTGAGAATGCTGGTGCATATGACGTATCCGATTTTCTTGCGGGTCGTCTAGCCTCACATAAGAAGCATGGTTGGTTCCTGCAATCCACTATTGGTAATAATGTAAAGGAGTGATTATGTCGAATTTTACTATGGTTGCTGACTTTATGCGCTCGGGTGAGCAGCAAGTCAATGAGACTCCAGTGTGGCCTGATCAAGATACTCAGGTTCTACGATTTAAATTGATTGATGAGGAGCTTGGTGAGCTTGGTGATGCCATGCTTAATCAAGATATTGTAGAAGTGGCTGATGCTCTAACTGATCTACTCTATGTGATCTATGGTGCGGGTCATGCATACGGTATCGATCTGGATCGTTGCTTTGCTGAAGTGCATCGTTCGAACATGAGTAAGTTTGTTGACGGTAAGTTTATTAAGGATGCGAATGGTAAGGTTCTAAAGCCTAAGACATATTCGCCGCCTGATCTCTCATTTCTTCTTCCAGAAATGAATGAGTTGCCCTTGACAGAAGGGTGATTAGTTGCTAAATATAGACAGCATTGCCCATCTGGGGATGCTGTCTATATCAATCTCGCTTATTCAAGGAGACACTAAATGGTTTATTTTCCCGATCTGTCCAAGCTGGACACGTATGCAATCGGTTTCAATGACATTCAAAAGCGTTTGTTTGAGGCTTCTGAGAGCCTGTCTAAGGCTGTCCCGGGTTGGCCGCCCTACAATATCGTCAAGGTTG